TTAGTAGTTTTCCATGATATCAGCTACATTTGATTTCATTTTCTTGGTTATGTGTGTATAAATTTGTACTGTAGTTTTTGCGTCAGCGTGTCCTACACGATCCATGATTGCCTTTAAAGATACGTTATTTTCAGCAAGACGACTGACTAATGTGTGGCGGAAGATGTGACTAGTGATATTTTTATTGATTGGATGCTTAAGTCTTTTGTTTGCTTTTTTCAATGCTAAATTAAAGGAATTTATTTGTACAGGAATACCATTCTTGGTTGTAAAGATATATCCCATGTCTCTATATCGTTTATTTGTATTTTTTTCGAGCTCATTAATAAATTCCATCTCTTGTAAAATTTCCATTTCTCGCTTAGTCATAATGGTTTCGCGATAGGACGCAAGCGTTTTTGGAGAGGTCTTTTCTCCATTCATGTAACCATTGGTACGATCATAAGTACCATGCAACTGTAAAGTTTTGTTTTTAAAATCAATATTATCCGGCTCTATGCTAATAGCCTCACCGATACGGCATCCGTTAAGACTCATAAATTCTGATAGTAATCCCAGACGGTAAGTGCTAGGTCTTCTAAATAATTCTTTTAATAGTCGTTTGATTTCTTCTTCTTCAAGATATTTTTCTTCAATCTTTTTCCAATCTTCCAAAGTCTTCTTTATCCGCGGAAGTTTAGCACGCCTTGCAGGATTATCTTTGATAATATCTAGACTAACAGCATAATCAAAGATAAGATTAAGCATGGACTTGTTTCGCTCTTTTTTGTTCCTGGAGCAATCTAAGTTATCCAAGTAGGTTTGGACATATTTAGGGTCGATATTGACAACCTTAATATCAATTCCAAAGCTTTCTCTAATATCTCTTATATTGCCTCTCAGAGAGGCTATAGAGGAGCGTTTTATCTCTTGTTGGTAAAATCCCCACCATTGGTCAAGAAGGTCTGTAAATAGCATGTCGGAGGTTTGTAACTTTCTTACGATGTCAGCTATTTTAGCATCTAATATTCTTTGAGCTTCTTTTCTAATTCGAGGAGTATCTTTTTCCATCAGTACTGATGTACGTTTCCATCTGCTTGTATACGGATCTTTATATCTTTCGATAAAATTCACTTTTCCGCTTTTATGTTTTTCTGACCACATTGTTTTTTACCTCATTTTTTTTGTTAAAATGGGTACAGTAAAGAGCCTACTTAAAGCAGGTTTTTACTATTACCAACTTGACCTACACGTTTGCTTGCCGGCGCTGTGTAGGTCTTTTTTTAATTTGCTTTTTTTATATTTATTGTATTTTCTGGGACTGTTAATCCATTAGAGTAGAAAATATACTCTATTCCTTTACTTGGTTTTGTTACTGAATAGTTCAGGTAATATTTTTCATACTTAAATTCTTTATACATTTGAAAAATTTCTTCAGATAAATCATACGTGAGAATCCAATTTTTATTTGACATATAATTCTTAATTGTGTTGGATAAACTTAGATGATTTTCATGATTGTAAAAGTTTGTATATAATCCAGGTCCTTTTGAGTAGTATGGAGGGTCAAAAAAAGTGAAAGATTTTTTTGTTTTGGTGATATTTAAACGAATGAACTTTTCAGCATCTATATTATAAAGTTTAATTTGTTTTTTATAAGATGCAATCAATCTTATTTTTTTTATAGTTTTTTCTTTGTTGAAACGACAATCTAATTTATAATTTCCATCTTGTTTTAGTCCACCGATGACACCTGCTTTTATTATTCCAGAACGATTTGTTCGATTAAGAAATAGAGTTGAAAATCCAAGAGTTAATAAATCATGACATGTCTCTTTACCCTGTTGAATTTTTCTTTGTTTTTTCCATTCTTCAATTGTGATAGGTGTGGACTCTATTTTATCAATTAACTGATTTGTATGATTTAAGACAGAGTACCAGAAAGCATAGATTGAACGATCATAGTCATTTACCATGATTTGTTTTACATCATTATTAACAAGTAGCTTTAATGCAATTCCCATACCTCCCATATACGGTTCTATATATGTATTTGTTTCATTAAGGTTAACAAGTTCTTTAACAAAATCATAAACTTGAGACTTACCTCCAGGGTATCTCAACGGGCTTATATTTTTCAATCGGCTTACCTCCTTTCACTTATGATATAACATTTAATTAATTATGGCCAGAATTATTATATTATTGATTTTCTGTAAAATTTTTCAATTTTTGAAGCGAAAGGTAAAATAACTTCTTCATTGTCTGAAAAGTAGTAATAAATTGCTTCATCACAAATCCACCTATAATTTGTAAACCATTCTTTTATTTTTTTTGATTCATTAGTATATTCGTCGAAATCTCCAGAAAATGGACCGTTTTCTGATATCATACCTTTATGTATAGGAAATTTTAATGCAAAATCTGATTTGAAGAATAAATGGTCAGCTTGTAAATTAGATATATATTCCCACATTATTTTTTCAATATTGTAATTTTTTAGAGATTTTGGTGCTGGTAAGACATAGTAATTTTCATCTATTTTAAAAGGGGTACCGCGGAAACTTTTTTCTAAATTTCTATAGTTATCATCATTATTTAAATCTGTATCAAAAATAATTAAATAATTTTTGAAGTAATCAAAATCATTTTTTACAAGACTTACAATACTGCTCCATCCAATATGACAATCAACCATTTTTAATGTGTCAATTTGAAGTTTTGTATTTGGTCGCTTCTGAACGTAATAATTAAGTAAATGAGCTAGATACCACCTTGCCGTATCATCTTCCGTTAAAACTGAAATGGATTGCTTAATCGGCTGACCGAGTTTTAACATTAAATCACGTCTTAAATAATCATTTTTAGGATTTTCTACAACATTAATTTGACCAGTATGTTTTGTTAAATAATTAATAGTAACTTTGTCATTTGAAGTATCATTAATATATTCTAATAATGACAAGCTATGTGTTGTGAAAACTATTTGTAAATCTAGTTCGAGTGATTTTTCTAATAGAAAATTTAAAAGTTTATTCTGGGCAGCGGGATGAAGTGTAGCATCTATTTCGTCAATTAATAATAATCCTCCTTTATACCCTGTATTTTCTTTATTACTTTTCAATTTTTCAAATGAAAAAACAGCAGATAGAATTTGGCCCAAATTATCCTGACCTGCTGAATTAGCTGTTCCAGGATATGTAGTCGTGTTGACAAGTACACCTGTTTTCATCCCATTTATGTTTGTTACTTGTACAGCTTCGTATTCATCTGATGAAGTCATAATATCTTTATGAATTTTTGAAATTTTATCTTCATAACCACTGTTTAAATCTTTAATTAGTAAATTTTCCTCAACTTCTCCAAGTGGATATAACCTAGAAAGTCCTAAGTAAAAAGTTGGCCACTCTATTTTTCTTTCATGATCTCTATTTTTATCTTTTTTAGGGATAAGTCTAAACCTTGGATGTTTTAGTTTTCCAGTATTTCTGTATAACTTCCATGGTAATTCACTATATTTAACATCTATATCTTTTAATTCAATAATATCTTTTGGCGAAAGGGGTCTATAATGTGGTAAAACTGCTTTTTTATTTTGTATTGCAGTTCTATATTTTACACTGTTGATTTTATGACCATCTTCAAAAAGATTTTCAAATTCAATATTAATTTCAGAATTTATTTTCTTATCATAATTTGGATCACCAAGAATGATTTTTTCAAATTCACCCCTAAAAGGTTTATTATTTAAAGTTTTATCTTTTTTGTATTCTCCAGTATTACTAAGAGCTGCAAGTATAGTAGATTTTCCAGTTCCGTTATGACCAGAAATACAAGTTACATATTTATTTAAATTAAGATGTAAGTCTTCAAATCCCCTGAAATTTTGAAGATTTATACTTTTTATTGAAATCGCCATATAACTTTTCCTTTTTATAACCTAATTAGCTTACTTTATTTAGAATTTTTATATTTCTAATTTAATAATGTAATTGAATTATTAAGATTCAAAACTTGTTCCACAATCAGCGCAATACCATTGATTATACTGCATCCAGCAGATTGTAATACTCGTCGATAACCATGACTTCATCAGTCGTGGTTTTTAAGTTGTGCCTTTTCATAAAAGATAAGTAATTAAACTCATGTTTATCTTCTACTTCGTCAAATTCATCCTCAAGTAAGCACCTGATCATAAATCTATTAGCTTCAAGTTCAAATTCCTCGTGTCTGCGCCCATATTGGTTAGAGTCGTGGTCAATATGTCCGAGTTCATGGAAGATAACTTTCTTTTTTGATTCATCTGATAGTGCTTTATTTACAAAGACTACTTTTATTTCGTCAACATATATCCCTGGACGTGGCCACAAATCATTGTCGAAATAAGCTAATTCTACATTATGGAAGTCTAAAATCTCTTCAATAGTCATAGACTATCTTCCTTTCAAATAAATTTCAATAATATTTTGTATTGCATCAATATCTGAATCAGTAAGTGGCTTGCCATCAAATGTTTTAGCCTTTTCTGCCATTTTTCTAAGATCGTCAGAAGTGTATTCTTGGTTATCTTTAGCTATATTGGGGTTATCTGTTCTACCTAATAAGTAATCTGTAGATACGTTGAAGTAGTCTGCTATTTCTTGTAACCTTTCAGCAGATGGTTGGTTTCTTTTAAGAGCATAGATAGAATTTTTGCCCAATCCTAGAGTTTCCTCTAATTTACTTAGGGAAATTCCTCGCTTTTGGGATAATTCTTTAACTCTATCAAAAGTCGTAAACATTGATTTTATCAACCTTTCTAGGGTATGACAAAAAATATTTAGAGAATTTTGTAGAAAACTGTTGACAAACAGTAGAGAATACTCTAAAATAGTTTTTGTAAATAAGATTTAACTAGAAAAACACCTAAACAAATAAATCAAAAAAAAGTGTTTTAGCGAACGGTATTCATTGATTTATTAGCTTCTTTTTCTATGCTTTCATTTTAGAATATTCTCTAAAATATGTCAATAAAAAACGCAAAAAAATAGTTGTTTCTTATTTACAATTTTAAATAAAGGAGGAAGAAAGATGCCTGATATTGCAAATGGACGCAAAAAAATTTGTGACTTCTTAAAAGAAAACAATATCAAAAAAGCAGCTTTAGCAGCTGCATATGGCATGAGTCGACAAGAAGTTACTAATATTTTAAGTGGCTCAACTCGTGGCCTGAAAGCTAATCAATTTATCTTACGAGTTATCGAAGATTATAAAATTGATTAAATCGCAGGAAGAGTTTGAAGAAAGGGATAATGTATGAACGAAATTTTTAATTTTCACGGACAAGAAGTCCGCACAGTAACAATCAATAATGAAGCATACTTTGTTGGTAAAGATGTGGCAGACATTCTTGGTTACTCAAACGGGAGCCGAGATGTAAATAGACACGTTGAAGAAGAAGATAGGCTAAAGTACCGTTTTGGTACCTCAGGTCAAGATAGAGAAATGACTATCATCAATGAATCAGGTCTTTACTCACTTATCTTATCTAGCAAGTTACCGCAAGCAAAAGATTTTAAACGTTGGGTTACGTCAGAAGTCTTACCGACAATCCGTAAACATGGATTGTACGCTATTGATGATCTGCTGGAAAATCCAGACATGGCAATCGCAGCACTTCAGAAGCTCAAGGAAGAACGTCAGCTACGTTTACAGGCACAAGAAGAAGTAGCTCAAAAGAATCAAATTATTCAGGAATTACAACCAAAAGCAACTTATTATGATTTGATTTTACAAAGTGAATCCTTAGTGGCTATCTCTGTCATTGCAAAAGATTACGGCATGAGTGCTAAGAAACTAAATAGTCTGTTGCATGAATTGAAAGTTCAATATAAGCAAGGCAATACTTGGCTACTATATCAGAAGTATGCTAGCAAGGGTTACACACAATCCAAGACGCATCCGATTGATGCAGAACGCAGTAAGATGCACACTTACTGGACACAAAAAGGACGCCTGTTCATCTATGACTTGCTAAAAAACAAAAAGGGGATTTTGCCATTGATTGAGCAGGAAGAAGTGGCGTAATAAAAAAAGCACCTAACGAAGTCAGGCGCTCAACAAAAATAACTAACTAGATTATAACACAGAAAAGAGAGTTTAACATGCCAAAAGCAGAAATTATTTACAGACCAGCTAATCAGTCTGAAAAGGCAACGCATGGAGACTATGCCCATCTTTGCCAGGTTTGGGAAGGTTTGACAATCGGAACGGCCAAGGTTTGGGCGGCAGAAATGCGAGAACATCCAGACTTTAGGCAGTTTATTGACAATCCAACGCACCGTATTGTCTTTATTGATTACGAGGGTTTCCGTCTATTCGTCAAATGGAAGAGTCGCAATCGGTACAGACCGAAAAAAGAAACATTGTCTGAAATGATAGACAACATTAAACGCGAAAAACAATTAGGAGTATAACATCATGAAGAAATTATTAAAAAAACTATTTGTAAAAAAAAATCGAAAAATAGATGTGCGTCCAGCATGGAAGATTGAAACACATGGCTGGGAAGCTAATGCACGACGTTACGACAATATGATTGAACATAATAGAGGGCGTACATGTTAAAAGAAGTATTACTAGAAAATGAACTGTTGCGTGATGAAAATAGACGACTAACTAATGAAATGGCAGATTATTATTTTACGAACGTAGCAAAAGCAAATTTATTGGATATTATCGTCAATGAAGGCTACATCTTAGATAGCACACTGGAAAAATGTATTGCTAAGCTAGATAACGTTGATAGACAAATACTAGAAAAAAATTGGAGTGATGATAATGATTGAAGTTAAAAGACGAGATAGCTTACCTATCCTATCTGCTCAGTTGAGTGTTATCAAGCAAGATTTAAAATTGATGCTTTGGATTGAGCTACCGACGTTAAATGAC